AATGAAAATGAACTTAAAAAAACAATTTATTCTGCGATTTCTTGTCGGTATGCCGATTGGACTGTTGATTTGTTATTTTATTACACTTTTCATATCAATCGGAGTTGGTGACGGTAACTTTTATCCCGTACCAACCGAACTTACAAATCTCTGCAAATCACAGCTTAATGCGGTTATTGTGCAGACAATAGCAGGTATGATTTACGGAGGAATGTGTTGCGGTGCGTCGATAATTTGGGAAGTTGATTCGTGGAGTCTTACCCGACAGACCGTTACACATTTGATTGTGATTTCCGTGATATCATTCCCGATTGCCTATGTAATGCGTTGGATGCCACACAACATATACGGAATTCTAATCTATTGCGCAATTTTTCTCTTTATTTATTTTGGTATTTGGCTTGGAACATATTGCAAAATCAAGGCACAAATAAAACAAATCAACAGCAAAATCAATTCGTGATACGGCGAGCCGCCGTACCCATTCGTGCAGACAGCTTTAATTAAATGTAAAATTGAAAATTGAAAATGGAAAATTAATGTCGGGAAGACAGTTTGCAAAATAAAATGCAATGTCTTCCCGACTGTTTTGTTAATATGAAATTTACTGTTTATTTATGGCGAACACGGTTCGCCGCTACTGACAAATTTTTGATATGAACAAAGATTGCATCAGAACCTTACTCGGGTATCTTATGCAATTTCTTTATCCGACTGCCTTCTCGAATAGACTGCGGTGGCACACCGCCGACCGCAATTTTCAATTTTCCATTTTCAACTTTCAATTTGAATCATTCACTGCCATACTGCCATAACGGCATTGAAGTATTCGTCAGAGAGAACCTTTCTCAACTGTTCTCTGCCCGATTCGTCATTCATATATGCGTTGCGGATGTTTCCGCCGACCTGCATTTCTTCACCGTTAAAGGTCAAAAACTGCTGTCTGAGCACCGACACGCTGTCCTTTGTGAGCATATCGAGTGTGATTTTTTCTTTTAACTCCATTTAAATCCTCCTTGTTATATCCTGTAAATCAGCGAAAAGTTAATCTGTTCGCTGTCTGTAAAAACACATTGTGTTTTATTAAGCGTCTGAAATGAAAGCCATGATGACTTCTTGAATATTGCACCCTTGAACATATTCCCTTTGTTGCTCATACCCGTGAAATACAACGGTGTGTCTGAGTTATGGATAAACGGCAGGTCTATCAGCGACCAAATTGAGTTTCCGCCCAATGTTACCGGATTCATAATAAGGGTTGCGTTCACGATGACCGTGTCGCCGATTTTTTTGTAAACGCAACTTGCGTTTTTGATTTTATCGGTAACGGTTGAGTGCGGTGTGAGTGTTGATGTACCACTTTCAATATTTGACGAATCGTATTTAGTGGCAAGAAGCGTATCAACTTCTGATGTGGAATAACTCTTAGTCGGTGTGTTTCCGGACTTGGCTGTGGGAACATATAGTAAGCGACCGCCGATATTCTGGTCATGACCACCGACACCGTCAGTACAATACCAAAAGAAACCGCCCGCTGTACTGCCACTACGCCAACCACCGCCCAACCGAACGATTCTGTAACCATTCAGGTTTTTGGCTCTATAGAAATAATCTCCAACAGGAAGTTCAGCCGAACCACCGATTTCCGAAGGCATCAGTAACCAGTCATATTCTTCTGAACCATAACCCATTGCGTTGATATATCCATTAGCATTTGCAAGGGTAAATCCAACAGGCTCATAGTTATCAGAATGCTTTGATTCATTGAATGCGAAGTTGTTCGCAACATAGGGTTGACCACCGCACATCGTGCCATCGCCCCAAATGTTTATACCCTGAATGTGTTTCCATAGGTTACCCCAAGGATTTTCCATTCCTCGGTATGAAACGGAAACTTTTCCGTTTGCTGTTTCAGTAGTTTGAATATCACCATTTTCGTTGACCGTTGATGTTGCCTGCCCTGTGCCATTTCCAAGGTCAGCTGTTGACCCTGTAAGGCTTGAGCAGTTATATGATGCATTATTGGAGATGGTGACAATACCCTGACCAACGCCTGTCTGGGTGTTCATAATGCCAAGTTCGATTATCATCAGAAGTTGATTTGCAGAAGTCGCCTCGATTGTTTCCAAATGCCAGCCTGCACCTCTGTTATTTGCCATAGTTTCCAAATTTGACTTACTTCCGATTCCCTTCCTCAATCCACTTATAGGTTTTTTTCCTGCAACCGAGCAGAGCAGGTCACCGTCCTCATAAGTGATAGATTCATCAACATTATCATTCACATAGGCTTTTGCTGAGACATCATACATGCTTCCTTCATCAGCTGAGAAAAGAATGTAGCTGATTTCATTGCCGTTTTCGTCATAGAATGCAGGGTGAAGCTTAAACCCTGTTTTGAGCTTTGAACTTACATAGTAGTTTGCTTTGCGAAGATGATAGCCGATTCCCGAATCGGAATTTTTGTCTAATTTAAGTGGCACGACTTTGTAATAAAACGCAGGCTGATAGACCATGACCTGACCGTTCGAGCCGTCCTCTGTATAGTTCTCATCGCCGTAGTATGCCACGATAGTGCCGTCGTCCAAAACATTACATCTTCTTCTGCCGCCGTACATTGTAAATTTATTAAAGTCTGAACCTTGTGAAAGATTGACCGCTCCTGCAAGTCTGGTAAATGTCTTGTTTTCAAAATCCACCTGCAAACCAAGAATATCGCTGTCTGTGTATCCGATGTATGCCTTAACATCGTCAACATCTGCCTTGTCTGCTTTGTTGCCAAGCAGTTTATCAGATTCTGTCTTTGAATAAACAGAATTCACATTGGCTTTGTCGCCGAGAAGCTTGTCCGTTTCTGCTGATGAGTAGGTTTCGTTCGCATCGTAATAATACTCGCCAAGATATTCAATGCTTGGATAATTAGTATTGCTGTCCGTGATGTCCGTTTTGGAGCTTACTTTGTTTGAGTTGTCTTCTTTTGATTTAAATACATTGGCTACGTCTGTCGCGTTTGCCTTGCCTGTAAGGGCTTTCTCTGCCGTCTGCATTCGAGCCGACAACTGACTGACTGTGCTTTTTTCGGCTTTGTTAGTTACAGCGGAATCAATCCCGTTAAGCCTTGCGTTGAGGCTTGAGGAGCTTCCCCTTGCGGTTTCGACTTCCGATTTTACGGTGGTTAAATCTGCCGTTGCGGTTTTGAGAGCCTCTTCAACAGCTGTAACCCCGTCTGTTGCCCGTTCAATCCCCTCGTCCATATGGTTGAGGTTGTCGGCATTAAGAGCAGGAGCAGAGCCGTTTACAAAGACAATTTTATTGTATTTGTTCATTTTCTTTTACTTCCTTTCCTAATCGTTTTTCGCCCTTTGATGTGAGGGTAGTTATAAATCCGTTCATTTTCTTATTGAACACAAATGTTTCAATTGTCGGCAAATCTTCAAACGGAGTTTTAATTGTGTACTTATCGCCTGCCTCAAGCCACCAATACGAAAACAGCTTAATTTTTGTCGGGCGGTATTTATATACATCACCAAAAAAATTAACAGAATTATATTTTGTGCCGATATCACTTGCTGTTGTTCTGCACCTCATCAAAATGTTATCGGAAACATACCACGAAAAATCGTTACTGTTGCCATACAGATATGCTTTTTTATCGGCAAACTTAGTGCTGTACATACGGATAGGCTCAAGTTCGTAATCTTCAAAGGATAAATCTTTGTACGAATCGATTGTTTCAACGGAAGATTGAGAATACAGCCTTTTAAAACGCATTTTTCCGTCGGCATCTATAACGGCAAAGCTCAAAGTTAATTCTGCATAAGCTTGGATTAAATCTGACAAGGTAATGTCCTTTATAACCTTTTCCACGCAGGTATCATCAAATTTCAGCGGTACACTAAAGACAGATAAGCTCGGCGGTGAAACCCCTGTAATTGCATAATCTTTGGCAAATTCTGCGATTATTGAATAAAAGCTCTTAAAATTATCGTCTTTTTGATAGTGCGCATAACCATAGTTCTCTTTGCCTCCAAACCACAAAGACATATCCACCTTTGACATATCATAAAAAGCGTCATAGGCTGTGATTTTGACGATGTTACGCTGTTTTTTATCTCTTTGAGCCGACTGAATTTTACCGTAGAAAACAGGACATTCAACCGTTCCTGTTTCGGCAGGACAAATAAGAGTATTTGACGGGTACAAATCATCTGACGGATACAGCTCCGGTTCAAGATATGTTGCCGTTATGATGACCTGTACCGTCTTTCCTATCAAAGCCGAGCAATCATAATCAATGAGTTTCACGCTCATTTCAGAGGCTATGCAACCGCCAAATTTCAATTCTTTTTCAACGATTTCATTTTCAAGCGAAAAGCTGTCAAGCACGATACTTTCACCGGTTATATTCTCAAAACTACCGTCAGGAGAATGCAGGGCAACGGTGTTGTAAAGTGTGTTTGTTTTCAGCTTATCAGCAATTTCTTTAGATACAAGCATTTTTAAGAATCACCCCTTAATACTCAATCAGCTCAACCGTAATCGGCTGATAGGTTATATCATTCTTTTCGGCATTCATTACGGTATATTCAATATCGGGAATATAAAAATAAGAGGTGTAATAGCTGTTCGTTTCATCGTTCCAATAAGTTACCCTGCACTTCCTCTGTAACTTATTCGCCATTGAGAGGTTGATAATCGACTGAAAATCAATCTTTTCGTCAAGATGAAGAATGTGAGTTGAAAACGAAATTTTTGTTTTGTAATTTGACAGCGTTGCTCTTTGAAGCGTACCGTTCTGATCTCGTTCCGCAGAAGTTTCAAGCCGCTGATTCGGAGTTGACGAAAATGCGGTAATGTACTTATTCGGCATTATGTTGTTGCCGAATTTAAGCAACCAGCCGTTGTAATTTGACATATCATCCCCCCTTATGCAAATGCGGATTTACCGTTGTGTCTGCGTCTGTAAAGCTCATCCTGCCTTATCATTTCTTCAAAAAGCGTTGAACCCTCAAGCTCGGCAGTAAACGAATAAGTGTTGCCGCCGTTATTGCGAAAGATAATGAACATTTCATAAATGCGTTTAAGCAGGTCAAGAATTTGTGTGAGAATCACGGTATCCTGACCGCCCGAATTGTCGAGCATACCCTGCAACTTGTTGAGCGGAGAAATAACCTCAGGGTTACCGCTGTTAGCGCCTGCGTTATCGCCGACAACAGCAAGTGTCGGAGCTTTAACAATACCGCCTTTTGCAAATTTTCGTGCAGGTGATTCTGTGGGTTCTTCAAATCTCGGAATGAGAGGCGGATTTTCAGGCATTGAAAAGCTCCAATCCTGCCCGATGACAGAACCAATTGCCCCTGCAATTCCGCCGATTGCATTGATAACACCGGAAACAAAGTTATAAATACCCGTCCACAAGGCGTTAATACCGTCAATGATAGCATTTACAATAAATCTAAACACGGCACAAATACCATCCCAAATACCTTTGAAAAAGTCGTAAATACCTTGCCAAGCTTTTTTCCAATCTCCCGAAAAAACACCTGTGATAAAGTCAATAAGACCGCCGAATGTTTTCTGTATAGAGGTAACCAACCCACCGATAAATGTAAACACATTATCAAACACCCTTTTTACGGCATTGAAAACATTCTGAAATATAGGTCCCCAAAAACTGACAAGCCAGTTTACAAACGGTGACAGGAAGTTATTCCACACGGTTGAAACACAGTCTGCAACCTTGCCGAAGAAGTTTATTGCACCCTCAAAAACAGGCTTCAGCCAATTTTCCCACGCTGATTTTACGATTGCTACGATAAAATCCCACGCAGGCTTAATCCATTGATTGTAAACATTCATCAGGGTTGTGCCGATGTTGGTAAACATATTGCAGATATTCTGAAAAATCTGCTGTCCGTTGCCGTTCCACCATTCGCTGATAATTGTTCCGATATCTCCGAAAATCTGACCGATAAAGTTAAACACATCTGCAAACTGCAATTGTAAATTTTCGAGAAATTCAGTGATTGTTGCACCGTCATTTTCAGTCCATTCAACAAGGCTTTCGGTTGCAGTTGAAAACGCACCCGAAACAACTTCGCCGACTGAACCCGCAAAGGTTGTAAGACCGCTTAAAAGATTGGAAATTGATTCTTCCATTTGAGGGCGAACCTTGTCAATTGCATTGCCTGCAAGTGTACCGAAATTATCAAAAAAGGTTGAAAGGTTGTTATAGCCGTTTGTAAGATTGTTGCCTATGGTGTCGATAAAGCCGATAATCTTTTCCTTGTCTTTTGAAATCCACTTAGCAACACCGCCTGAAATGGTCTGAAACGACTTTCCGCCGATTGTTGCAACAGCTCCGAATGCAGAGCCGATTGCCCCGAGTTTTGCAGAACCGACCTTTTGCATTGTGCCGAATGCCTTTTGAACTATTGGAACAGCATTATCAAAAACAGTCTTGCAGTTCTTGCCTATAGCTGACCAATCAACCTTGTTAATACCTTTCTGTACATTCTCGACAAAGCCTTTGAATCCGCTTTTTTCGTATAGATTTTTGAATGCCCCCGAAAGATTTTTGCTTGTGTCCTTGACAACATTTTTTGCAATAGCTCCGCCCGATGAGCTTTTTGATGAAGATGTATCTGACTTTGAAGAACTATCGGTACTTGAAAGCACATTCAGCTTATCAAAGCCCGCAACACTTCTCTTTGCTTTTTCGGAACTTTTCTGAACATTATCAAGTGACTTTGAACTGTCATCTGCCGTATCCGTAAGGCTTTTGGCAGAATCGGACGCAGATTTGATATTGCTTGCGGTGTTATTGCCTGTATCCCAGCCGAATACCTTTGAAAGCGATTCAACCGCACCTTTGGCATATTCCGTTAAAGTCGCAAGTGCGGAACTCAACCGCTTTACAACCTGAGTTGCCACCTGTAAAATAGGCTGACCGACTACGGCAAGGAGCTGTTTCCAACTTTCTCTGAGGTTGCCCGTTACATTCTCCCAACCGTCTGCTTCACGGCTTGCCTGTCCCATAGCACCCGAAAGCTGATTAGCGTCCTTGACCATTTGCAAAAGCGTGAGCTGTTTCTGCGATTCCGACAAATCCGTAAATGACTTGCCATACAGCTTATTAGCCGCCGCATTTCGTGTGGTTTCAGTACAGGACAAGCCGAGTGCGGCATCATTTTCAAAGTTGCCTTTCAAGAACGATTTCAGGCTTTCTGCGGTGTCTTCAAGCGAACGGTCGTAATATGCGGCACTGTCGGCTGTTACCTGTAAAGCCTCCTGCATCATACCCAAAGCACTTGAACTGTCCATTCCAGTAGTTTTTGCAAAGGCATAAATGCTTGTGCCGACGCCCTGCAATCGGGTTTCAAGAATACCGCTCTGATTGGCAACGCTCTGAATGGCTGATTCTGCCTGTGACTGCATTGTGCCGAATGTCTGCTCAAACTGCGAATTTGCCGCATTGACTTCCGCAGCCGATTCAATACACTGCTGACCGAACTCCTTGATTTTGGCAACAGAAAAGGCAGCAACCACAGCCGCACCGATTTTCTTAAACGAGGATGAAACCGAATTGCTTAACTGCTCACCGCTGCCTTTGATGTTTGAAAACTCTTTCTCGGTTTTCTGAGAAACGCCCTCCGCAACCTTTGAAAAGGACTGTTTCATATCCGTGCTTACATTTTCAAAATCTTTTGAAAGACTTGAAAACGCCGAATCAAACTTTTTTGTAATTGAATCGGAAATCTTATGCAATGTTTTAGAAATATCATCACCCGTAAGCCTGACATCAAGCTCAATTTCACCCGCCTTTGCCGCCATATTCACCACTTCCTTTCATTTTAGATTTTTTAAAAACAGGCATAAAAACAGCGCACACCGTTATGATGTACGCTTAAAAATTTTGCAAAAGAACAGCCACCCCATTTGGAGTGGCTGTTTGTTTTAGTTGTTGAGTTCGTAGTATTTGATGTCGATTTTCGGAAGTGACACATTGTTGCCCATTACGGTTTCATATGTATAGTCGCCGTCACAAGTTCCCCAGAATGTGATTACATCATCTTCAAGGAGTTTGTCCGCACCGTCAGGAATTTCTACAGTTGCGTAGATTGTATCAGTCCACAATGGTTCATCAAGATACTCATTTTCTTCTTTGGTTATATTGATTCTCAGGTCAACCGAATCGCCCCAGCCTTCCTGAACCTGAATAATCTGACCTTCAAACTTGTAGTCATTACCTTTGTACTTGTCAGGGTTTCTTGAAAGAGTTTTAAAGTCGATTGTTTTGCAACCGTCTTTAAATTCTTTTTCAACCTTCTTCGGGTCTTTAGTAGGCTTTTCTGTTGCAACTTCTTTTGTGGTTGGTGCTTCTGTCGCTTTTTCAGTTGCTTTTTCTGAACTCTGATTTGCAACAGTAGTTTCCTGCTTTGATTTATTTGAGTTGTTACCACCGTTAATCGCACCGTTTACACCGCCAACAATCATAATAGCAACAACGATAATAACCCAAAAATACCAACGCTTGTAAATTTTCTTCTTCGCATTTGCAGGATTTACGGTTGCCGAGGTTGAATCGTTTCCGCCAAAGCCTGCACCGCACTTGTCGCAAAATTTCGCATCGTCCTTTAATTCGTTTCCGCAATGTGGACATTTCATAAACATACACTCTCCTTAATAAATTTGTTAGTGTATGTTACATTTTATCACTATGTATTAACATTGTCAAGAATTTTGTAGATACAGCGAAAATTATGTACAAATTTACAGATTAGCGAAAAAATTTTGAAATTCTGCAAGAACGGTGTTCATATCTTCGTCTGAATAGTGCTTTACATTCCTTGACCGCCATTTGTTGTGGATTTTATGCTGTGACGAAGTAAAGTTTTTCAAGACCTCTTTGTCGGTTTCAAGGCGAATTTGAACCGTTCTTGCAAGCGGTGTTTCGGGTCCTAAGCCTTGCAGAAGTGAGCAGAACTCATTCCAACTCATTTTTACAAAATCCTTTGAATAAATGCTGACCCCGTACTCCGAGCGAAAGCTCGACACGATTAAATCAAAGTCATCAATCAGATCGTAGCCGGGGTCTGAGCTTCCCCCTCGTCAGTCAAATCGCCTGTTGCAATTTTGGCGGATTCGCTGATAAGGACGTTGAAATCGTGCATATTCAGCTGTAACTTTTCAATCTTTTTTCTTTCGGATTCATCAAAAAGAAGATGATACATTTCGATAACATCTTTGCTTTTACCGTTGCCGTCCTCAAAAAGTGCCGCAACTTTGAGCATTGAAACTGCGTCATTGTTGATTGCAAGGTCAACATTTTTAACTCTGACACTCGGCTTTTCCTTAAAATTAAGCTTGTCTGTAATATCAATTAACTTTGACATAATCGTTCATTCCTTTCGTTTTTTAAGCGGCTGCTGTATATACCGGCTTGCCGTTTGACATAACTTCAAATTCAAGCGGAGCAACACCCGTACTTGCGCCTGCACCGTTAGATGTGACGGATACAACTGCATTTTTAAAGAGGACGGTTGCACCGTCGGGGAAAGTCCACATAAACGAAACTTCTGCCTTTCTGCCGTTTTCAAATGCAAGGGCGGCAATCTGGTCATTGCCTGCGTCACCGATTGTACGCTTGCCCTTTACCGAAATTGTGATTGACTTTGCTGTCATAAGCCTTGACTTCCAGCCCTCGTTTTCAAAGGCTGTCCATTCCTCGACACCGTTGTCAAATGCAACAGAAAATTCTTCGCAGTTAGCAATATTTGTCGTGGCGGATTCTGTTCCTGCCTTGCCAACCGCAAACTGATTTTCATAGCACGGGAATACTCCCGATTCAACTTTTGCCATAAAATTACTTCCTTTCGTAATAAAATTTAACTTCAATGACCTGCTCATACACACCCTTGTCATCTGTTCCCACATCAATGGGTTCTTCCGTGAGCAGTTCGATTATATAGATTTTGTGTTCCTTAATTTCAACATTTTTAATGCCGTAAAGCGTTTCGTAAAGTCTGCGTGCAAACTCCTCGGTTTCTCTTGCGTTGTCGGTGTAATGGATAAGCAAAGACACGCTTATTGTATCGTAGGTACTTTCACCGCCGATTGCCCTTGTGGGTGTTCCCGACTGCTTTAATGAATACACACCTATTGACTTATCCTGCTTGTTGTCGAGCTTGCCGATGTAGTAATGCTCGGCTGAGGTAACGCTTTTGAGCCAATCTCTGATGTCCGATAAGTAAATCAAAGTCCTGCTTCCTTTCTGTATAATCTCACAAATGCCCGACTGCAAAAATTCTGCCGTGTACCGCCCTCAAGCCACGGTGAGAACCATTTACCGCCGGCGGCAATGTTTTCCTTACGGCTGAAATTATATTCGGGATGAAAATACAACCGCCTTGCATACGGAGTGCTTGACACGATTTTAACCGTGCCGTTCCAACTCTGCACACAATCTTCAAAGGTATTTTCGTTCTGAAGATTACCCGTATCAAACGGCATTACCTGCGTGTTTTTCACCTGTTTAAGAAGTGCGTCACCTGTCTGTTCAAGAGCCTGTTGCTTTGCCCTATCAAGCTGTTTTACAACAGGCATATTGAGTTTGATTTTTGATGATACCGAAAATCCCATTAAATCACATCCAATTCCGTAAAATTAACTTTGCCGTCGGGGTTGCGGTGTTTTGTACCCTGTACGATGTTTCGTTTTACGCCGTCAAGGATTACAAAGCCACCGCTTAAAGTGGGGCTGTCGGGAGCAATGTCGCCGTCAAAAAGCAAGACAGCCGACACCTGAACAATTTTCTGCTCTTTGGTATAGACCGTCTTTGCCTTTGACTGCATATTACACAAGGCAGAGCCACCGTGCAGGGGTGCTGACGGGTACAAGCTGTCGGAGGGATACAGGTTTTTGCACTCAAATGCGATAACAGGAGAGCCGTCCTCGGTTATTCCCTCACCGTAAATTGTGACCTCGACAGGAGTTTTGCAGAACTGCTTTTTTACAAGTGACGGAAATTTCACGGTTTTCACGCACCTTTCAGATTGCAGGATAACAAAGTCCTGTTGATTTTAGCAACGCATAGAGGTCGGCAGGAATTGCCACTCCGCTGATACACATTAAGTTCCAGCTTGCACCAAATTCCATTGATGTGCCGTTGATTGAATAGCTTTTCAGATAGGAAGAAATCATATCGGCATTTTCTTCTTCAAAAGCAGTAAGTCTGCTATGCACTCTGCTGATGATTCTCTTCTGCATTTCCGAAAGTTTTTCAAAATCAATGCGGTTAAAAGTCAGAACATCAATGTGTTCGGCAGAGATAATGCTGTTTTCATCTCCGCCCTGATGTTCAATGTAATCGGCATACATTACGCAACCGCCGTTGTGTCAACATCGGCATAAATGCTGTCAATTTTGCCGTCCTTGCCGTTCGGGAATACGAATGTGTCGGAAAGTGAACGGTTCTGATAGAGCCAGCCGTCACCCTCTGTGTGTGAGCCGGGAGCAAAGAAGTAAATGCTTGAAATCTTCGGAACAGTCTTGCAGGTTTCACCGCAAGCAACAAGAACATTGATTTTGTGAGCACCTGTTGCAGGCTCAAAACCGCCGTCATCGGGGTTAAAGTTGAAGTTATCGTAGAAACGCTCATCGTCAATAACCTCGATGATAGGGCAACCGTCAATCTCGGTCACTCTTGTTTCAATGCCGATACCGCCCTCTGCAATCTGTGTAAGCTCAATCTTACGAGTGAACTCTGTTGACTGTTCAAGGCAGTCCATAATGTGAGATGTCACATAGGCAACAAGAGTGCCTTTTGCCTTGTATCTGCGGAGCTTGCCGGCAGAAAGAATTGTTTTGAGCTTTGAGTAAGCGTTTGCTTTTGTCCAGTCGGTTGACTTGGTAGCCGAATGATAACCGTCTGTTGCCTGAGCCTTTGTTGCAACCTTTGAGAAGAAAAGTGCGTCCGTTTCGGGAGCAACCTGTGTCTGCTCAAACACCTTTGAAATATTCTCAACCTTTGCGGTTGCGTTAGTTTCGTCAACATCTGCCTTATCCACAAGAAACTCAATATCTCTGTCATGTTCGCAAGTGAAAGGAACATCAGTCTGAACATACTTGCCTTTGTTCCAACCGCCGTTGCGATTGTGGTTCTTAAAGCCTGATGTACTCATCTGTGTGAAGTGGAATGTTCTTGCACCAACCCACTTTACATTTGAAGTGATGAACGGTGATGTAAGTGTACCCTGAACAAGAATTTCGAGCAGGTCAGGGCTGAACTGCTCAGCATAGTTATTTGTGTTTGCCATAATTTTTCAATCCTTTCTTTAGTTAAATATTAAATCTGTTCCATTTTTTGGTAGGAACATTAACCTTTGGTTTTGTGCCGTCCGCTGTACCGTTGCCGTCACCGCCGATTTTCTTAACTCCTGTGCCGTTCTCGGCAGGTTTGCCCTTGAGTGCGGGGATATCGTCAAGCACCTTTTTAACCGCCTCGGTGAGCTTTTCGGCATTGACCTTGCCGTCTGTCACAGCCTTTGAAAAGTCTGCAATTTTAAGCACATACGGAACGGTTGCAATGTCAACGCCCTGTTTTACGGCTTCGAGGGTTGCCGACTGATTGACTTCTGCCATGAGCTTTGCGTTGTTTGCAGATTCAACTTCCGACTGCATTTTTGCAAAGTCGGGGGTGTTCTTGGCTTTCTGCTTTTTAAAAGCACCGATAGCCTCTTTCATCTCATCGGCTGACAATCCCTGCTCCTTAAAATATGACTTCAAAACGGTGTCCTCTGTCACGCTCTGTTTGCCTGTAATAAGGCTTGCGAGCTTGTCGTAATCAAAGGCAGGAGCGTTTCCCTGTGGAGTTCCCTGCGGTGCAGGTGTCGGTTCATTTGGGGTTGGTGTTGGATTTGGTTCTGCCATTTTTTCATATCCTTTCAGTTTTTCGGGTGTCTCCCGTAATCAGTTTATAGAGTGTCTCTCTGTTTCAGTTTTGCACGGTGTCTCCCGTAGTTTAATGTCTTCGGACCATAAAAAAGCACCTTACATATTCGTAAAGTGCTTAATCTGCTGATTCTGTTTTCTTTGCTCTCGGCTTTTTAGGAGCGTTTGGTTTATTTTCCGTAGCGTTTGGTTTAACCTCAACTGCAAAGCCGCCGTCAATGAGCTGTTTGGCTCGTTCGTCAGAACATTCAAAGACTTCATTTACAGGACGGGTTACATATCCGTTCTGCCTGTCGTTAAATGCTGTTGTTACTCTGATTTTCATTCTGTCACCACCTTTCAAAACCGGTCGAAATCGACGAGTTTAAATACAAAAAAAGCACTCTGATTTCTCAAAGTGCTGATTTGATGTATTAAGTTTTTCAGTCTGGAACAATAATCATATGTCGACCTGTTTTTTTGAAATAATCATTGTCAAGTTTTTTTACTTCATCTTTTATCTCTATAGGAGCGTCATCATTAATTATTCTTTTTCCTCTGACAAGGTGAGAATACTTCATATATTTAAAAAAAGAATCCGTCAAACTAATCAACTCCTCGAATTATTCTTGCCACTCGCTTTGAAGTTGCCCTTGCTTTTTTTGTCATACTTTCAGCTATACATTCGGAAATGAACTCGTCAAGTGTTGTAAATCCATATAAAGAAACATCTTCAGGATTTACTTCTTCCATTATGTCTATGATTTTCTCAAGTTTATCATCCCACAATGGGTCATTCAACTTATGTTCAAGCTGTATTGCGTGACCTATTTCGTGTCTAAAAGTATGCAAAGGATGTGCCGAAGACCATTCACCTGATCTTTTCATTTTTTGGGCTTTTTGTTCGTGTTCAGGCAACACATTTTTCTTGTTGGCAAATCTCAATAATAGCTCTCCAGAATTATCATAAAATGCACCATAATCCGTTGAATTTTTAGAATTAAGTATGCCAACTCTTGAAATGGTTGTTACTTTACCGAATTTCTTTTGCATATTTTCAAGTTCGTTATTAAAAGTTTCCTGAACTTCTTTTGTAACACCCTTTTCAAATTCTATTATACCACTATTTATGGAATTTTCAACATCTGTTTTTGCTTTTTCAGCATTGATTTCAGATTTTTCCTTTTTCGTGATTGATTCACTGTCTGATATTTTATGAATATAATCCTCTTTTTGCTCCGCCAACTTATTCGCCCTATCGTGCCACTCATCGGCTCGGGTTTGGGCTATTCGTTTATTGTCCTCATCAAGGCTGTATTCGGCACGGCGGTCAAAGCGTTGCGCCTGCCGTTCTGCGTACTGCTGTTTTTCTTCAAGCCGTTCTCTACGGTCCATTTCTGCCTCTTCTTCAGGGGTGACAGGTTCGAGTGTCGTTATTTCCTCGTAATATGTACTTGTGCTGTCTTTACATCTCGGATGAAACAAACCGTTCTTGATTGCGGTTGACAGCAGAGGATAATTGCCGTCAGACTTCTTGCCGTTTGAATAAACATCGTCAACAAACACCTTGCCGATATATTTTGCACAATCGGGGCAACCGCCCTGTCTTGAATTGACCACAACAAGCGACATTCCCCATTCGGCTCGCTTTTCGCCCTCACCACGCAGATAGGCTCTTTTGTTGGCTGTTTTAACCGCCATGTCCGCATAATCCGAGAGCGTGTGCCTTGCACCGTTCTTGTATTCCACACAATTAAGACCTGCGTTGAGCATATCCTTGCAGGCGATGTCAACGGCTTTTTCGTATGTAACCGCACCCGTGTTCATTGCAACCTGTGCGTTAAAAATCGCCTTGCGGTACTTGTCGTTGCTCATACGCAAAACTGCCGTTTCTGCCCTCTTTAAGTCGTCTGTGGTTGATTTTATGAGTGCGTCAAGTTTACGGTCATTCGCCTTAAAAAACTCGGCTGTGCTGTGTGCTGACGGCTTTTTCGGGGCTTTGAAACCGTCCTTGACAGCTTCAAGAATTTCTGTCTCCTGACTTGCATTTCCGTCAGCTTTGGCGGTGCGAATCATCTCTTCAACCTTGCTGTTAATGGTTTTGAAACGCTTTCCGAATTTCTTTGCGTTGTGCTTACGGTACTCTTCAAGACTTTTGAGCTGTTCAGCCTGCCATTGTGTCCAGTTGTAACCCTCTTTGGTTTCTTCGGCTCTGTGACGGCTGAAATTGCGCATCATGCTGTCGATAAGCTCGTTTTCAATCCTCTCAAAAGCCTCTTTAATGCTGTAATCACTCATTGCTTACCTGTTCGCTGTTATCGTCCTGATTTGCGGTATCTTCGGGTTTATCTTCCGATTCGGGATTATCGGGTTCATCGCTCGTGTCGGTAAGGTCAACATCATCAAGTGAAGAAGTTTCTTCCTCGCCTGCAATGCCCTGTTCTTCTTTAATTCTCTGCACCTCTTCGGCTTTCCAATCGTCCGACTTGCTGTCGCCGTACAATTCTTCAACAGAGGTTTCAACCGACATCAAACCGCCCTGCCTTGCTTTTGAAACGGTTTCAACCTGACTTTCAAAGCTCGGATTTGCATATTCGCCGAAGTTTACGGACACCTCTATTTCGTCAACAATTCCCTTGCCGTTAAGCTCACTATCGGCATTAAGTACGGCAAGGACAAGGCTCTGTAAGGCATTTTGAGTAATCTTGATAAGATTCTGCCTTGTGTATAAAGTTGTTTTCTCTTTCTCCCTCTGTGCCTCTGCATTATCAAGCTTCTTCGTATCAATGCCGAGAGTTGACGGCGATATAATGCCCTGTAAGCAGAGGTCGAGGGCAGTAATGTATGAACTCAAATAGCTTTCGTGCTGAATCTGCGGACTTTCGGTGTAAATCCTGTTGCCGTTGCCGTTTTCAGACATATCGTTGCCCACGGTGATAAATCGGTTGTCAAACGGATTTGGCGATATCGGCTGACAGGTTTCGGAATCAAACGGAATAAGGCAATTCGGTATATATTGCTTTGGTCTGCAAGCTCTTAAAGCGTCCATCCACTGTGACCACACTTCATCAAGGCTGTCGAAAGCGTCTGTTTTTATGCCGATAATGCCCGCACCTCTGCCCTTGTGGCATGATTTGCCGTAAAGGACAGGTACAGCCCACATATATGATTCGTCAAATGTAACGCCCTTTGAATCAATCCACGAAAGAGCGTCAACCGTGTGCAGGTCAATCTCTTTGCCGTTGTCATCATACAAAGCATAGTGAATATAACCGTAACCGTAGGTTTCCTCAAAACGGTAACGACGGTGTTTTTGCGTGTAATCAGTGTAAAACTTAACCTCTCGGATTCTGCCACGCACATATGTAAAGTCGATGTTTTCGGCAGGATACCATTCAACAATCGGAACATCTGATACAGCCGTGTCAAAGCTGACCTTAAAAGCACCGTCACCGACAACACATAGGTCACGGAGCATTTGCTTAACAGTGTCGGATAGCTTGTTCTGCTTTTCAATGTCTTCCCAACGCTCTGCATAAGCGGTTGAATTTTTACTTGTAACATCCGTGCCGTTGTAGTCGGCAATTACAATATTCACAAGCGTTTCGCAGATGAGTGCCGGCAAGCCCGTATGTATTTTACGAATTTCAAGCCCCTCTGTACTCTTTGCCGCCCAAAACATAGTTTTGTTTGTGTCAATCTGCTTGTACAGCTCTGCAAGCTGTCTGCTGTTGCCCCAATACCAAATGCGATTGATAAAGCACTCGGTCAGATGATTGCTTGTTTCGGTGACGGTAATTGTTTTGTCGCTTGCAGGAGTAATCTGCAAAAAGTTTTTAATTCCCGATCTGATAGATTCAGCCATTCTGTTAATCAGCCCCATTTATTTCACTTCCAATAATATTTTTAAACGGCAACCACGCATATTGACCGCTGTTAATGCAATGGTCGTGACCGTCCTCGGGTGTGTTGTCTTTATCCTCTCGCCAGCTGTAAATTTCAAACTCGGCAATCGTGTTTTTGCAATGGTCAAGCACAAAATAACAGTCGGTGGCAAGCCAGCCAAGTACAAGATTGATTCGGTCGATAATCTTCGTTTTCTTCCATGCATTTGCAAAGTCATAAACACAGCCGTGCTGTCGCTTATACTTTTGAAATTCGGTAATAGTCGCTTGGTCGGCACTGTCAATAAAAGCCGTGCGTGCAAAGCCCCATTCATCACGGTTGCGGTCAAGAAAATCAATAAAATTCTTCACCGTGTCACTCGGGGCAATAGGTGTTTGCATTTCAGCGTTGTTATAAACTCTTTCATCAAGCTGAACACACTTGCCGTGATTGGTAATGCCGTAAAATGTCATTGCGATAGTGTCAGGCGACTTCTGCGAATAGGCGGTATCAAGACCTGCGGTGAACTGAACAAAGTGTTCCGACTTGCGGTTACAGTTCAAAAACTTTCCTGCCCACTCTTTTGATTTGATATGTCTTGCCCTCTCAAAATTCGGGAACACAAGACCTGTTGCTCTGCCTCGCAAACCTAAGATTTTATTTTTATAGAGCTTTGTACCTTTCGGCGCAGAGTTCTTTTTCTTTTCAATCTGTTCGGGTGTAAGACTTAAATTGTCGGCAAAAGAAAAGAACCAATACCGCCAATTCGGTACAGGTTCTTCGGTAAGCTCCGCCGTAATCTCGGGAGGAACATCGTTTTCATATTTTTTAAAAGGACGGGAGCGGTTGACAAACTCCTTATACACAGGCAGGCTCGGATCATCGGGATTCAGCGTTGCAAGCATATAGTCATTACGGGTTGACATCTCTCGGATAAACTCGATATCAGCGGTGTTGATTTCGTCAATATAAACGCACCCAAACTGCGCACCGAGAACCATTTCCCACTTATCCCGACTGCTGTAACCGAGAATATAGATAATTTTGCCCTCAAACTTGATATGCGGCAACTTGTAATCCTTGTCGCCGTTGCCACAATAGACAGCGTTGCGGTGCAAGTCGAGAATACCGTTGTCCTGTTGAATTATAGTTTCCTCAGCCTTGCCCGTAGTTTTGGCGGCAATTGCGTGAAGCTTCTTCGGGGACTGCGACACCATTCGCATAAACTTAACGCCTGCTCCGACGGTAGTTTTGCCAGACGCTGTAGTTCCTTCAAGAAATTCAGCCGACACATTTGTTGTGTTGATAAAGTCGATATACTTTTGTGACAACGGGAATTTGTTACTCACTCAGTCCCTCACCACCCAACTGTCTGAACACATCGGATAGCTTTTCGGACTGCTCAACCTTTGCGTCAACCTTAACTGTGTATTCGCCCGTCATCTTGTTGAGCGTGTCAATCGCCCTAATTCTATCGGAGGTGTCCTGCCCGTCATTCCTTGCAATGTCGGACAAAGCAACCTGTCTGTCCTTTGCACTCATAATGCGCTCGTCCTTGAGCTTATCGGAAAGCTCCTTGATGTATTTTGAAACTCTCACATTCTCTAACAATTTGCAGGCATTGGCATTTGCGTAATTCTCGGAATATCCCGCCATAATGGCACTCTGAACGGTGTTACCGCTCTGCGCATAATATTCAGCAAATTTACGCTGTCTTGCATTTAATTTGTCTTTCACGGTATCACCGCCTTTCACACTAACACAAAACCGCCCTCAAACGAGAGCGGTCTGTGTATCAAAATTTATTTAAGGAGGGCATAAATGCCAAGTTATGCCAAGTTGTAATCATTTTTCCGAATCTTTCAGTTTACATTATATCACCCTGATTCGGGACAACGGGACAAATTTACCAATGATGACGATAACACATCTTTTTTATGCTGTCGATAGTGTTATTACCGCCTACCTTGGTTAAAATCTTCGCCCAGCTGTATTTTAAGCCGAGATGCATAAACAGGCAGTTTTCCACAAAATTATCCCGTGAGAGGCTGTTCAGGGCTGAATTTCGGCGGATTTCAAGGTTCTGAATATCCCTTTGAATATCTGCAATCTGCGCCACCGCATTGCCCACCCTGTCGGATGTCTGACCTGACGGGACAATTCGTTCGCCCAGCGTTACCGCCGTGTTGTCTGCCTCAGCCTGAATCCGTGCCATTTTCGCTCTGAGCCGTGAAATCTCTCTGTTAATGTCCTTAATCTCTTTAGCTGTCAATCACTGTCTACCTCACTTTCAAGCCATTTTTTAATAATTTCTTCGTTTTCAAGACAATCTTCATCTCCGTTGCAAGGATTACCGCAATTTTCGCAGTAATCGCAAATATCATCGTATAATGCGTGAAATATAAAATCTGTCATCTGCTCTTTGTTCATCGATTTTATTTTTTCAAAGTTTGTCATTGTGTTCACACCTCACCTCAACAATTCATCTGTTGTGATGTTAAATAAATCCGCTACAGCTATTATGGTTTCGATATTAGGCTCAAATTTTCCCTGCTCATAGTAAGATATACTTGTTCTGCTCAAATAGAGCTTTTCACCCAACTCATCTTGCGTTAATCCATTTTTAAGTCTTAACGTTTTTAGCTTTTCTGGGAATGCCATTATTTTTCACACTCCTTATCCATTTTTGCACCGCAATAGGGACAATATGGATACAAATCAATGTCCTCGTAAAAAGTGAGAAAATTTTTACACTCAGAACATAAATAATTTGTATAGCCGACATCCCCACTGTCGTATTCCCAACTTCCGTGCTTAATCTCTTGCGTATCACACACGGTTGCTTCGTTGAGGTTACTACCGTCAACTTCGATAATACGCTTAACCGTTTCGGCATTTCGTTTTGAATTAAAGTATATCGTGTTTACACTACCGTCTGCGAACGGTATATCCAAAGCATAATCACCGGATACCTCACGGATTTTTAATTCTTTTTCAATCATTGTTTTTCACGCTCCTTTTTTTCAGCAATAACATGCAAGCCTTTGTAACAATCATCACACAGATATATTTTTATTTTTCTCTTGATTTTAACAGGAATTGCAATCCCGATAAGGTTAAGGCAATCAGTATCAACCCCTACATAAAATTCCTTCATTTTAACTGTGTACGGATCTGCGATAACTTTGTTACAACAATCACACTGATAGATTCTCATTCACTTTCACCGTCCTCAATAGGCTGATTCCAACATTTTACGCAGTTGTTGTGACAACTATTTACGCTTATCAATCCTAAATGCCAAGGGCATAATTTATGGGGTGTGCCGTCCTCATCAAGCTTTGCATTCGGGTAGTTTTTCAAAAACTCACTCAGATAAGTCCTCTGCGGATGTTCATCCGACCATTTTTGTACAATTGCAATTGCCTTTTCAGGGTGCCTTAATTCTAATTCAGTGCAAAGCATTTCTTCGTCATTATTAAATCTGCTCAATGGGCAATGATTACACGAAATGCGACACACACCAACATCACTTGATTTTGTCATCCGAGCTTGTTCACTCAAATAGTTTTTAGTGATATTACAATCAATCATTTTCTTCGTCTCCTTCATAATTTACAACTTTTCCGTTGTCAGTGTAATCTCGTTTGTCAAATTCAAGTTTCAGCTTGTCGATGACAACCCTGTCGATATGCTCCCAAAACACTTCGTCCGTGTCCGAGTGTTCGACTATCTCGGTCATAGACTTTAGTGCCTTCGCACATCTGTCACGGCCAAAGCCGAAATCCTTATGCAAGGCATACAGCATTGTTTTAAATACTCTGCGTGTGATGTCTTTGTTTTCTTTTTCTCGGATCTGTTCATATGCGCTTTTTGCAATCCGTTCAGCTTCCTGTTTAAGCTGTTTCGGAATCTTAGGCGGTATTCTCGCTTTCATCGTTTGCTCTCCTTTCCGTATTTCGCTTTCAGGGATTTTAACAAATCTTCTTGTACATTTGCTTTGCCCTGCAAGGATTCATAGACACGCTCATCACAGGTGTTCTCTGTGATAAGGTGGTGAATTACAACCGTGTTCTGCTGTCCCTGTCGGTAAAGTCTTGCATTCGCCTGTTGATACAGTTCCAAACTCCAAGTCAAACCGTACCACACGATGATGTTTCCGCCTGCCTGCAAATTCAGACCGTGACCTGCTCCGGCAGGATGTGCAAGCAACAAGGGAATTTTGCCATTGTTCCAATCTTCAATATCTGCAGAGCTTTCAAGTTTTCTGGCAAAATTGAATTTGTTCATAATTCTTTCAAGGTCGTGACGGAAGCTGTAAAAACATAAAACAGGTTGACCGTTAGATGTATCAAGAATTTCTGCAAGTGCGTCAAGTTTCTGTTCGTTTGTTATTGCATATTCACCGTTGCTCATATACATTGCACCATTGCTGTACTGAAGAAGTTTATTCGTAAGCGTTGCGGCGGTTGCAGCAGTAACCTCACCCTCTGCAAACTGCATATAGCAGTCTTTTTCAAACTGTTCATAATCAGCAAGCTGTTTTGGTGACATCTTAACCGACACCACACGATCCATTCGTTCAGGCATATCAAGCCAGTCTTCTGCTTTCATTGAAATGCAGATGTCTGAAATTTTACTCATAATTGACTGTTCGGCATTTTCTTTCAGCTTGTAATTAAAAATTGTAGTCTGATTACGCTGATTCGGTGTAAAATACCTTTCACGGTAGCCTGTAACAGTTTTACCAAGTCGCTCTCCGCTGTCAAGCAGATAAACCTGACTCCATAAATCTATAAGTCCGTTCGGCGCGGGTGTACCGGTAAGACCTACAACCCTTTTACTTCGGGTTATGTATTTACGCAAGGCTCTGAACCGCTGTGCTTTTGAAGATTTAAAACTTGATAACTCATCAATAACAACCATATCAAACATCCAGCCGTTGCCTATACTTGAAAGTTCGTTCGTAAGCCACACAACATTTTCACGATTGACAACATAGATATCTGCGTCCTGTGCAAGTGCAAGTCTGCGTTGTCTGGGTGTTCCGAGAATTTTTGAAATCCTCAAGCACTTCAAGTGTTCCCACTTGTCGCACTCTCTTGTCCAAGTATCTTCCGCAACTCTCAGCGGTGCTATGACAAGGACCTTTGAAATTTCAAAACTGTTGTATATGAGTTCTTCAACTGCGGTCAGCGTTATAACTGTTTTGCCAAGTCCCATATCAAGAAACAGTCCGCACCTCGGCGTGGTGAGAATTTTCTCAATTGCCATTTTTTGGTATTTGTGCGGAATAAATCTCAAAACTGATCACCTCCTGCACACTTTCTCTGCTGTCGCACGCATAAACTCTCTGCCCCATATTCCCGAAAAGTTTATGAACTCTCATCTGCTCAGGCCTTGGCTTTTTTCCTTTTGCTTTAAGTTCAACGAAGAAAATTCTGCCGTTCGGCAAGATCGGAAGAGCGTCGTGTAGGGAAAGAGTGTA